TTCCTCTACGATCTCCACTATAACTTACTCTCTTAAATCCATTTTGAACTGTATTTCTTCCTTGGAATTTTGATTTTAACCAATCTGATTCTGGTGGTGTATAATCTTTATTACTGAAATATTTCATATCTTCATTTGGCATATCAGATTGCACTCCAGATTGTTCTGATACATTATCATGTTTCGCTTCTTCACTAACATTTAAATGCTCTTCAAAATTTTCAGGTAGATTATTTTCATCTACTCTATCCATTTTATTGGTTGAATAATTTTTATAAAAAAAATAAACAGCTACTAAAACAACTGCTACAACTAATAATGTTTTAGTTTGATTGTTAAATGTCATCATTATATAATTATATTTAAGATATTATTTGTTTAGAAAAAAGAATTACTATAATTTTATTTTTTAATAAAATTTATTATCAAATAAATATTCATCTAAATTACATAAATATTCTAATATTTTAATATAAGTTATTTCATAATCAACATAAAAAATATTTTCTTTTAATACTATACTATTTAATTTTATTTTAATATTTACATTATAATAATTATTCAATTCTAATTCATCATAACTATATTTTTTACTATTCTTATCTTCTATAATTGTATCTTTTGTTATTCTACATTCTATTAATGGATAACTTAATCTTTTTGGTATTGTTAAACTTGATCTAAATAATTCATTTATAGTTTCTTTATTACTTGTAAATCCAAATATATTTTCACTTATTTCATATATTTTATTTTTTATCCATGTATCAATATTATAAAGTAATTCATATTCATAATTACTATTTTCTAAAAATTCAAATGAAATTATTTCTTTATCAATATTAACTATTTTTAAATCAGGAATATTAATTTCAATGGGATTATTATCTATATACACATTTAAATAATAAAGTTCATCTTTAAATAACAATTCAGATATAGTAAAATCAAAATCCATAGAATAAGTATATATTAAAAAAAAATATATTTGACTTATAATTTAAATTAAAATTTATAATTGTTAAAAAAAATTATATAAGATATATATATAATATCTTATAAATGTTAGCAGGATTTAGTAAGAAAAATAGTTCAAATAATGTTACTGATACAAGTGATAATTTATCAATTGATAATTTTACTATTGGAACTGAATCAATGTATAGTTCAAAATCAAATAAACAATCTGGAGGATTCTTTTGGAATTGGGGTAATAATGTAGATATAAATAATGTAGTTTTACAAGTTTTAAAAGAAGGAGCATTCTCTGATTTTAAAGTATTATTAAAAAGAGGTTTAGTTACTGATTGTAATATAAAAGATAGTGATAATAATACATTATTACATTTATTAGCAAAAAATAAACAAGTAGATTTAACAATGGAAGAATTAGATAGTTTAGTAAAAAAATGTAAGAAAATAATAAATAATCAAAATAAAAATGGAGATACTCCAATTTTAGTAGCAGTTGCACATGGAAACGATAAATTAGCAACAGTATTAGATAATAATGGAGCAGATAAATCAATAAAAAATAAGGATGGTATTCATGTAGATTCAGAACCATGTGAAAATAAATATGATAATCAAGTAGAAGAATTACCAAGTTTTAATCAAGTTGGAGATGATACTGAAGATACATTAGGATTAAGTACATTAAAAATGACTGAAACAGAAGTAGGTAATAGATTTAGAAATCTATCAAGACAATTAACTGAAGGTTCAAGAGAAACAGAAGGATTTATGGAATCATTAGCACAAAAATTAGAAAATGAAACTGAAATTAAACCAGTAGATGAAGAATTAATTGGTGGAAAAAGAAATAGACAATGTGGAGTTCCAAGAGAACAAGATACTGACCAATTTTTAAATAATTTAATGAATAAATACAATCGTCAAACTCAATTAGGTGGAAGTAAAAATAAAGTAACTGGCACTCGTAAATTACAATTATTTACTGAAGGACAACCTACAGAAGAACAAGATGATGATGTAGATGATGAATCACTTGGTGATGTTGTAGATGAAGGAGATGATGTAAATTTAGGTGATAGTGGAGATGAAGATGAAGGACCAACTAATCATATTAAGGGAGGAAAAAGAAAAACAACTAAGAGAAAAACCAGAAAAACAAGTAGAACATTAGAATTAAGTAGAATGGTTGATAATCAAGCATCTATAATTCATAAAAAAGTATTAGAGAAAATTAAAGAAGTAATGGATGTTGATGAAGAAACAGCAAGAGATTATAAAGCAGGATTATGGCAATTATTAAAAGAAAAACATCCAGATTTATCAACAAATTTAGAAAAAGCAATGAAATTAGAAGAAATGGTTACTAAACCAAATTTAAAGAAAATTAAATTAGAAGATGCTAAAAAATTAAGAGAAGAAAATAGAAGAAAGAGTGAAGAAAGACATAAAATGAGAAAAGAAAGATATGGTAAAAAAAAAGTAACTGAATTATCAGCAACCTCTGAATCTGATTTATAAATTATTAATTAAAAATTTATAAATTACCAGAATTAACTAACCATACAAGACCATAACTATATTCATTAATCCAAACATGACTTAATTCAAGTGTAAATGTTCCCTTTTTATCCTTTAAATCAGATAAATTAATTAATCCATTTTCACAATAAAATTTACAATCTTTATTTATATGAGTTCTAATTAATGGATCAAATTTATTTTTATATTTTATTGATGACATATATACTTTATTTTTAATATTATTTATTAATGATGCGTTAAGACTATTTTTATTTATCATTGTTCCTCTTAATTTATTATCTACTGATAATTTATAAAAAAAATTATCTATACTTCGCATCATACTTAAAAAATTAAATAATTCATTATTTCCATCCATTGGAAATTCTAAATTTAATAAATCTTTATTCATATAAGTTTCTTTTCCAAATGGTATATTTAAAATTGGTGTATTAAATATTAATTTAACTTGATTATTTTCTTTTGTTTCAAGTATTCTATAATTTTTTTTCTCTTTATAAAAAACTAAATTTATAAAATCAAAATTCTCAAATAAATATTCCATAAATATTAATTAGTATTTATTTAATATATAAATACTCATTATTATTTATGAAATAAATATTTCATAAAAAAATAAACTATATATTAAATATATATGTCTTATATTGGTCCAATTACACAAGATTTACTTAATTCATTAGGTAATGAATTTAATAAAAAAGAAACTAGACAAAAAATATCAAAATTAGTAATAAGTCCATTAATATCTGAAATACTATATAAATATTTAATTTACGGTATATCGTTTATATTATTACAATTAGTTATAATATCATTATTAATATATATAATAATAAAATTAGATAAAATAAATTAGAAATATAAAAAAAGATTTTATACAGTAATAATATTATGGATTATTATAAATTAACATTAAAGATTTTAAGATATTTAGTTCAAGCAATAATATTATTTATTTTGTTAAAATATTTACCATTATTAGAATTATCTACAAATAATGCATTACTAATCACTTTATTAATATTATTAATAACAGTTATTATAGAAACAGTGTGTGTATTATATAAATCAAATGAAAAATTCTCAGAATGTAATAGTTGTAAAGTAGAAAATTTTGATTCTACATCAAAATGTAAATTAGTTAGAGTTTGTGATGATGATAAAAAAGAATCTTTTACATCTGATTTAGATCATGATGGAAATAGAAATATTTTTGGAATTGATAAACATGGTAATGAGGTTAGAAGTACTGCTCCAGTTAAACAAGTTTATGATGGAACTTTACATACAAATAGTCAATATAATGTAAAAACTAAACATATTCAAAATTATGATGCATCTGATCCAATTGAAACTGATATTAAACATAAAATTAATGTAGGATATAAACCAGACCCTTGTCTAAAAACTCATGGTATGCCTGATATACTTGATTTTCCTGTAGCCCATAAATCTGAATGGACTGATGAAAAAGGAACACAAGGATATGATAATCGTCAAGGACATGGAAGTATGTTTTATGATCAATATCCATACTATAATAAATATCAACAAAGTGAAAAAGGAGATAGTATAAAAAATACTGGAGATTATTTAGGAGGTAAAGCAAATCACCCATATGGTGATGATGGTATGGCTACTTACGCACAATTAAAACAAAAAATAGAAGAAAATGCACATGATATTGGAGGTTATGAAAATCCATATCAAGGTGTATCACATAAATCACAAGTATTAGTAACTACATCAAATCAAAGAAGAATTGAAGGACCATTAGATGATGAATTACCATATACTGATTATAATCATTTACCAGTTGCATCTGGATATAAGAGTCATGCATATGAATATGGATATTCATATTTACCACCTGAAAAATGGTATCCATTACCTCCAAGACCTCCAATTTGTGTAACTGAAAAACGAGATCCTGTTTGTCCTTTATATGCTGATGGAACTGCTGACTTAAAAGAATTCCATACTGCAAGTAGAATTACTCAACCTTATAGATTAAGTAGACATTATGTTGTTGATAAAATGAATTCAGGTAGATAAATTAACTATTTTAGTTTTTAATATTTGTTCTATATCATCTGAATATTCACATTTTAAATATTTTTTATTTATATATATTCTCGAATATGTCTCATCTATTTTTAATTCATTTATGTTTTTTGGCTTTTGACTAACTACAAATAATCCTCTTGTTTGATAATGTTCAATTGGTTCATGTATATCTTTTTGTAATTCAATTATATAACCTTGTTTTATAAAATGACTCATTATTTATTATTAATATTATAATTATTTATTTATATTTTTGATTTTCAATTTTTTAAATGAATTATTTAAAAAAGAGTAAAGTTAAAAATGTTAATTTTTAACTTTTCAATTTTTTAAATAATATATATGAAATATATATTATTTAAAAAATAATAAATTAAATCAGGAAATCATTTATAAAACCATCTAATAAGAAATAATAAACGACTAAACTAATAGTAACATATAATGAAATTCTCAACATATCTTCAATAAATATTTCATTATTATCGACTAAATAAGTTAATAAAAAATAAACAATAATAATTGTGAGATATTTAAAAATATCTTTTAACATAGTAGTTAATTTTCTTTTTGATGGATTTTTAACAGATATCATTTAAATAAAAAAATAAAATTAAAAAATATTATAAACAAAGATATTTTTTATAATTAAATAAATAATAAAAAATAAAAACGAGTATAAAAAAAAGGTTTTTTTTCAATAAGTATATTAAAAATGAATTATAAAATATTAATTTTATTAGGTTTATTATTTATAATATTTATGGTTTATTTAGAAGTTATGAATATAAAAAAAACAATGTTAAAACTAACTGAATTAAATTTAAATATTAAAGATGAACATAATAACACCATAAATAGAATACAAAATAATATGATTAAATATGTTGAACAAATAAAAAATATAAGTAATGATAATTTACAACAATTAAAAAAAATAACATTATTAAATCAACAACCAATAACAAGAATATCAAATCATTTTACTGAAACTGATGATGATGAAAACCATTCTGATATTCAATATTTATCAGATATGAGAAATCAATTTAAAAAAGAAGAAAGTAAAAATAGTGATTATTATATGAGTGAAAATACTAATAAGAAGAATAGAAATAAATGTAATAATGATAAATATATATGTGATGGAGATATATGTATATTAAATAAAGAAATATCAGATTTACCAATATATTCAGAATTACAAGATGATATACCATTATATGAATCAAAAGAAGTATTAAATAATTTAAATTTAATAGATAATGATAGTGATAGTGAATCATTAACATCATCAACAGATGATATAGAAGAAAAACAAGAATTAATAGAAAATGAGTCTGATGAAAATAAACAAACAAAAATAAATAATGAATTTTCAACAGAGAATAATGAAATAAAAATAGATATATCAAAAATAAAAACACTTACTGGAAATATAGATATAGAAAATATTACAAATAACGATATATATATAAATAAATCTACTGAAAATGTAAGTGAAACTGATTCAATTGAAATAGAGAAAAATATACAACAAATTGATATGTCTCAATCAATTAAAGATATATTAAATGATTCAAGAGTAAAGAAAATAGAACAAGAAAATAATGAGGATTTAAATACAAAAATAGAAATATTAAAAAATAATGATATTAAAAAAGATAAAAAAGAGAAAAAAGATATTTCTCAATACAGTAGAAAAAGTATTAGAAGTAGAATACAAATATTAGATGAAGAAGAAAAAGATAAATCAGATGAAGAAAAGAAAGATAAATCAGATGATAATGAATTATCAGATAATTTAAAAAATGTAGAAGAATATAATATGAATGAATTAAGAGATATTGCTCGTAAATATTCATTATCAATAACATTAAAAGAAAATGAAACAAGTAATAGAAGAAGAATATTAAAGAAGGATGAATTATATAATAATATAAAGGAATATTTAAAGAAAAAAAATAAAATATAAAAACTCCATAAAGTTTTTTATTTCTTAAATATATAATATAAATGGATAATTTTTATCACAACTGTCCTCCAATGTTAGAAGACCAAGGGAGACATTTAACTGATTTTAAATCATCAACAAGACGCGATGAATATATAAAATATATAAATGATATCTGGCGTGATGACCAATATAGATTATTTTTACAATTAAATGGTTCAGAAATAAGAAAAAGAGATTGGGATTGGAATAGAAAAAACAATAGTTGTTGGGTAAATGATTGCGTACATAATTATCCAACAAGAGTAAATCCAAGACAAATGTGGCAAGAAAGACAAGTATATGATTCAGTATTTAATTTAAGAACAAACAAGAAATTAGCCCCAATGAGAAGATGTATTAAATATCCCGATTTTACAATATAATTTTATTATTAAAGAAATTATAAAATTATATACATTTTTGATAAAAAAAATACGGTTGTTATGGGGTT